GCTCGGGGCTAACAGCTAAGGGCGGGGCGGCTTCGGGCGGCAATAATTGAGCGCGGATCGCGTTTATTTGCTCGCACAATTCGCGCAAGTTATAAGTAGTAAAAACAATCCCGCCGCCAAATTGTTTATTGTGAAATTTTTTCCCGCCTAACTTACGGGCGCGGGCTAGCGCTAAATTGTATTTTTGCGTTATCTTATCTAATCCCATGTAATCTGATAAATCGGCGGGGATAGTAAAGCTCAAAAAGTGGCAAATATAACGCGGATTGCCGTTTACGTCATTATTTGCGCGGGTGAAATCATCTTGAGTAATCATAATTTTTAATCCTCTTTTTGGTTAAATTTTTGCTTCGTTTTTTAAGGTATCGCCCATTTGCTGACGCAAATAAACGACAATATCCCATTCCGCATCGTCGCGCCCTTTTTCGCGCTCTTGATTTGTCAATTTATCTTGATAGTGATACAAGGCGCGTAAAATCGTTAAATATTCGTCAGCATCAAGCCCGATTACAAACCTATTGCTGTTTACTGTATCGCGTAAATTAAGCATTTTAAAATTCTCCAATTAGTTTTAATTCTTGCGCCATTTTTTCAATTTGCGCCCAATTTATAGAATGACAGCCGACAATTAAGGTATCGCCGTCAAAACTATTAAAGCGATAAGCGCCCAAATTTATTTGATGTAATCCGGCTTCGATTGTTTTTCCGGTATTCTTAGCGCGTGAAAGTAAAGGGTAAATTTTCAGCGCATCGGATACCGGTATTTTTGCGCCCCGCGTTGTCTCTATTTGATCCCCTTTTATTCTTAATAGCGTATCGCTAAATTGAAAACCGTTAGTGTTGACGTTTTCGCCGATTTTCCATAATTCAAGGCGCTCAACGGCTTCAAGGGCGGAAATTCTATTTTGCTCGGCTTGTTTAATCTCGCGTTTAGCGGCGCGGGCGGCGGCGGCTTGCGCTACATAAGCGCGGGCGTCGGCTTCGGTTTGATTGTCACGCGTCCACGCGGGCGCGGGCATTTTGAGCGCGTCGCAATAACTTAACACTTCGCCGGTATTTTTATAAATTTCAAGCGCAATATTGCCGCGCCCTTGTTTATTCTTATGGATAGCAAAATCAGAGCGCAAGCGCTCAACGCGTCGCGCCCATATATCTAGATTGTGGCTTGCGGGGCGGCTTACATCGTCGCAATATATAACGTGATAGCTCGGCGGGATAGCGGCGCGAATAATGCCCTTATGTTTACCCGTTGAGCTTGAATATCCCCGCGAAGTAAATAAGACGATATTGCCGTATTCAGGCGCGAAGCGGGCGACGGGAAAATGACGCCCATATGAATAGATAACGCCATTCTCAAAAAAGATACTGCCCGCCCGCCCCTCGGCTTGCGATTGGCTCGCCCATATATGGGCGGCTTCATTGTGGCTACTAAATACTTTTTTCATGTTAAAACCCCCCGATTAAGTTATAGGCTAAAAATGCGCCCAAAATAGCGCCCATGATACAAGCGCCCAAAACGTCCCAAATTGTTGTTTTTTGCTTTTTATTGATAGCGTCGGCAACGGCTTGCGCTTCGGCGTATGTTTTATATAGTTTTTTGTTTTCCATTTTTTGCTCACTTTCATGTTATAGGTCAAATTGTCACTTGCTACGGGGTTAGTATAACTCTGGCTATTTTGAGTGTAAAGGATTATTTTACAATTAAACAACAATTTTATATAGGGGTTTACCCTTAGAAAATTGTCACTTTTTTGGGTTAGATTGTTTGAACATTGTCAAAAATGACGGCGGGCGTGATAGCCTTTTAGCTATTGGCTAGGGGCTTTTTTATGGGTCAAATTGTATAAGGTGACGTATATCTTTTTTATCATTTTTTTATAATTTGGGGTATTTTAGCGGCTGACATTTTTAGGTGTGACAATGTGACAAGTGACAATTTTAGGGCGGGCAAATTGTCATTTTTAACCCTTGATAATAAGCCCCTAGCTAACAGCTAACAGCTAACAGCTAACAGCTAACAGCTAACAGCTAACAGCTAACAGCTAACAGCTAACAGCTAACAGCTAGGGGGTAAATTTCACCCTCGCCCCGCTATGCTTTAAATTTTCAGCCCCTAGCCCTATGCTTTCAGCTTTCAGCAAGTGACAATCTAGCCCATTCTTGTTTGACATAACACCGGTTATACGCAACCCCTTGCTAAATTCTGTTAGCTAGTAGCTCGGGGCTTATAGCTAGGGGCTTGGGGCGGGATATCGCCCTGTAAGCCTTATTCTATATGGGCGGGTTTTTTTGCCATATAAAAAGCAAAAAGGGGGTCATTACTTTATGGCTACCCGAGTAAGGGGCTTTTTAACCTATGAACTATGCAAAAAGTTGTTTTGCAAAAAGCTAAAAAATTTTTAGTAATTTTAAAACTAAGTTAGCAAACACTAACATATTATGTAAAACAAGCCCCAGTTGCACTTTTCAGGGTTTATGCTAATATCCGACTATGACTAACTATAGGGGTACTAACATGGATCGCTTTATACCAGACCCACTATTCTATTCAGTCGACCACAAAACAGACAAAATCCGCGCAACGCAAGAAGATTTAGACCGTATTTACGATGCTGCCTATCGTGGGCTAACAGGCGATGCCCTAGCCCTCAAGTCAGGGTTTCTACCCGTAGACTTCAATAGACTGTGCCAGTTTGATTCAAAAGCCGCAGAAATGGTGCTAACAGCTAAAGCTGCAAACCAAGCGGATATTAGCGGTAAGCTAATGAAAAAAGGTTTAGATGAAGGCGACACTAAAGCCCTTATTGAAATCCTCAAATGCTTACACGGTTGGAAACAGGCTCGTCCAGACAGTGAATCTTCTAACGAAATACGAATTATCGTAGAAAACGCCGAACCGCAAATAATCCCGGGTGAGAATGGCTGACAATCGTAAGGTCAAATTGCCAAAGTTACATACTGGGCAACTTGATTTATATAGAGGACAGGGTAGGCTAAACGTAGTAAGAGCCGGGCGAAGGTTCGGCAAGTCTATCTTTGCCACATGGCTCGCAGCTAAAACTGCTATTGACGGCAAACAAGTCGGAATCTTTGCCCCAGAACACAAGCAGTTAGCAGAAATCTGGGATGCTCTGCGAGATACGCTTGACCCCGTGATAAAAAGTGCCAACCGCAACGACGCTACTATTAAGCTCATTAATGGTGGCAAGATCGACTTTTGGACAATTTTGGACAACGAGTTGGCAGGGCGCGGACGATCTTATGACCTAACGCTTATTGATGAGGCAGCCTTTACCAAAAGCCCTCAGATGAAAAATGACATCTGGTTTAAGTCAATTAAACCAACCATGTTAACAACCCAAGGCATTACTTGGGTGTTTTCTACCCCAAACGGGGTTGATCCTGATAACTTCTTTTGGGCTGCTTGCAACGAGCCAGACCTTGGATTTAAAGAGTTTCATGCTCCGTCTTTAGCTAACCCTTATGTGCCGCCAGCCGAGATTGAGTCCGAACGGCTACGCCAGCACGAGTCTGTGTTCGCGCAAGAGTATCTTGCTGAGTTTATCGACTGGCGGTCTGTCAGCCTACTAGCTGTCAGCAAACTGCTAATAGAAGAACTACCAATTAAACCGCCTACAGGCGTAGAAACGGTATACGCCGTCATTGACTCAGCGATGAAGGCTGGTCAGCAGTTTGATGGTACAGCCGTAGTGTATTTTTCGATGAACTCTCAAAGCGAGCAACCGCTAACAATCTTAGACTGGGATATTGTCAGTATTGATGCGGCAATGCTAGAGCATTGGATACCCTCTGTGTTCTCAAGGCTAGAAGAGTTAGCCAAAGAAACCAAAGCAATCTACGGGGTTGCGGGAACGTGGATTGAAAATAAAGGCTCTGGAATTGTGCTGTTGCAACAAGGGCAGACACGGGGATGGCACGTCCATGAGATTGAAAGCAAGTTTACTCAACTAGGTAAAGATGAAAGAGCCGTCAGTATCTCTGGCTATCATTTCCAAGAAAAAGTAAAAATGAGCGAACACGCCTATTACAAAACAGTGCCTTTCAAGGGCGCAACTAGAAATCACTTGATTACTGAGATGGCTGGCTTTAGACTAGGCGATCCAGACATTAATAAAAAATCAAATGACTTATTAGATTGTTATGTTTATGGAGTTGCCATTGGATGTGGTAACAAATTGGGATTCTAATGGTATTATGGGCGGTATCTTTTTGGGAATAATCTATGTCTGACGTAACCATATCAAATACGGGCTTACCTTCTCCCCTCATGGAGTTCCTTAAAGCCGAAGCCATTGAGCCGGGCAGTCCAGTTGGCTATCAGACTTGCAAAGCAATTTTCGAATTTCACCCTTTAGCTTCCAAAATTATTGAAAAGCCTATTGTATTAGCGCTTTCTAAACCCCGTACTATTGGTATGGACGTTCACCCTAAAGATATGTTGGTTAAAGCATTTCAAGATGAATGGAATGCCCTAGACGCTACTAACATCATTCGTGATGTAACTTTTCTAAAACGTGTGTATGGTGTGTCCGCCGTAGTGTACGGCGCAGAAGGTATTCCAACAGATAAAGAAATTGACCCTTGGACACTACCTGACTTAAATTTGTACTTTAATAAACTTGACCCGTTAAACCTTGCTGGCTCAACCGTCACCAACCAAAACCCTAACGCGCCAGACTTTCAAAAGCCTAATTTGTATGTTACGGCTGCGGGTCAACCCTATCACCCATCAAGAAGCTGTATTGTATTTAATAATACTCCGATCTACCTTGCATACCAGTCATCCGGTTTTGGTTTCACAGGTCGCTCTGTATTTCAACGCGCCCTGTATCCCTTGAAGTCATTTGTTCAGTCTATGGTCACTGACGATTTGGTCACCTTCAAGGCGGGGCTACTGGTTATTAAGCAAAAGCAATCAGGCTCAATCGTAAACCGCTTAATGCAGACTGCTGCTGGCATCAAGCGTAGCTACTTGCAACAAGGCGTTACAGGTAACGTCCTGTCGATTGATATTGACGAGGATATTGAGTCCATTGACTTAAATAACACCGATACAGCCATGACTACGGCAAGAGATAACATCATTGCTAACATCGCTGCGGCTACTGACGTGCCATCCATCTTGCTAAAAGATGAAGCCTTGGCTAATAGCTTTGCAGAAGGTAGCCAAGACGCTATTGCTATTGCCCAGTACGTTACGGGCTTGCGAAACGATATGCGCTCCTTGTTTGAGTTTTTTGACAAGATCGTAATGCACAAAGCTTGGAATAAACAGTTTTTTGAGGTACTTCAAGCTAAGTACCCTGAAATGTACAAAAATAAAACCTACGAACAAGCTTTTTACGAATGGAAAGATGCGTTTACTCCAGTTTGGGATTCCATGATTGAAGAAACGCCAAGCGAATTGGTCAAGACCGAAGAAGTTAAGCTCAAAGGCATTACCGAAATGCTTAGAACGATTTTGCCAGTAATTAACCCTGAAAATAGAGCAGTCGCTATTCAATGGGCGCAGGACAACTTGGCAGAAATGCCAGATATGTTCCGATCAGCAATGCAATTAGATATTGACGCTATTGCTGATTATGAGCCACCAACTCCCCTGACAGCCCCAACTGAGCCGCCATCTAAGGAATAACCGTGACTTTCTATGAAGTCCTAACGGCGGCGATCAATGATTTCATTCTTTATGGGTTTGATAATCGGGAAAGACTCGATTATTGGCTAAAAACACTTAAAGAATCGGCTGTAAAATCATTAATTACACCCGAAAAGATGCAAAGTGAGCTTGAACGCTCTTTAAAGGGCGCTTTTGACCGTTTAGTAACTAAGGGTGGATTGGTCAGTAAAGATGTGACACGATTCACGGTGGACAGATTAAAGCCTAAAATGCGAGCCGAATTAGATCGCCGCATCTTAGCTTCAGTCAATCTTATCAAATTTAACCGTGAAGAGTCGATCAGCAATATGTTGCGCCGCTTTTCTGGTTGGGCTACTTCTATTCCAATCGGCGGTAGCGATACTGTCGATAAACGAGAAGAGAAAAAGCAAGTCAAAAAGTCTTTAGGGATGTTACCTTTTAAAGAACGCCGGGTAATTATTGACCAAACGCACAAATTAATAGCTAACATTAATGAGATTGTAGCCCTTGATAATGGCGCTATTGCGGCGCAATGGCACAGCAATTGGCGACAAGCTAACTATAACTATCGTGAAGATCACCGTGAATTAGACGAGAATATTTACCTTATAAAAGATAGTTGGGCGCAAAAAGAAGGTTACGTTAAACCAAAAAATGGCTATACTACTGATGTAGTTGCGCCCGGCGAAGAGGTTTATTGCCGGTGTCGGTATAAGTATCTGTACAGAGTTAGCCAGTTGCCAGATGAAATGGTGACACAAAAGGGCAAAGAAGCGTTACAATCCAAAAAAGTTTATTAGGGTTTAACCTATGCCATTTCAGTCGGAAAATCAAAGAAAAGCGATGTACGCTGCTGCCTCTGGGCATTCTAATATTGGTATTCCGAAATCTGTAGGCGAAAAGTTTGTTAAGCATAAAGATGATGAGGAAGAAAACCTCGAATGGCTTAATCAGCTATTGCAAAATGAAATGTTGGCTCAACAAATTAAGGGTGACGAAATCCCTAATGAACCAACTGTTCTATCCACGCCCGATAATATTACCGTTCATAAAGGCGAACTAAGCCAAGAATTGCGTAAATTACAACTTAGAGATATTGGTGAAAAGCTATATCAAGTAGCCCAACATATCGAAGCAATGAAAAAAGACGATGATTGCGATGAAGAACTTGAATTTCGCAATGGCGCTAAAGAAAAACAAGATACTGATCCTTGCTGGGAAGGTTATCAGCAAGTTGGCATGAAAGAAAAAGACGGTAAAAGCGTACCAAATTGCGTACCAGATTCCGTAGAAACTGTTCCTACCCCGCCTACCGAAGTTGAACCCGTAGCCAACGATGCTGGTGCAAAAGGGCGTTGCGCGGGTATTATGTTTGTGACCGCTGACGAAGAGATTTTATTGATCCGCCGTGGCAATGGCGGTGATTATCCCGGCACTTGGGCTGTACCCGGGGGACACCAAAACGAAAAAGATGCAGACCTTGAAAGCGCCGCTAGGCGCGAGTGCAAGGAAGAAACAGGCTTAGAGTATGACGGCAAATTAGAAGTTCTCTTTGATGATGGTGAGTTTTGTACTTACATTGCTCGCAATGTGACTAAAGGCAATGTGACTTTGAATTATGAGTCTACAGGCTACGATTGGTGCAATATTAATACGCCACCAATGCCATTACACCCCGGCATGGAAATTGCTTTTAAAGTAGCAAAAGCCAAAACCGAAATGGATATAGCCCAGTTAGTTAGCGAAGGCATTTTGACAAGCCCACAAATGTACGCCAATATTGGTTTATTTGCTATTCGCATCACAGGCACAGGATTAGCCTTCCGATCAAGTATTGGCGAACACGTTTGGCGCGATCCTTCCTTATATCTTAATGACGAGTTTTTAAAACGTTGTAATGGGTTAATGGTAGTAATGGATCACCCAGAAACACAAGTATTAACTCCAGAAGAATTTAAAAAACGCGCTATAGGTAGCATTATGTTGCCTTACATTAAAGGCGATGAAGTATGGGGTATTGCCAAGATTTACGATCAAGATGCTATTAACGAAATCTTACGCGGTTTAATACCCGGTGAAGAAGTTAGTACATCCCCAGCAGTTGTTTTTGATGAAACTGCTGGCAACATTACACTTACGACTGAGAATGGCGAGCCACTCTTGATTGAAGGTGTGCCATTCCTGCTGGATCACATAGCAATCGTTACGAAAGCTAGGGGTTCAAAAGGAGTATGGGACAAAGGTGGCGATGCTACTGGAGTTTTATTAACTAACAATGAGGTGTCTGAAAATGACTGAACTTAAGATTGAGCCAAAGGCAGATGCCCAAGGCGATAAATTGGATTCCATCCTTTCTTTATTGGGCAAAACAATGTCCCGTTTAGATGAAATGGAAAAGAACTTACCTGCTCCACCATTAGTTTCTGCATCTGATAAAAAAGATGAAGACTCAGAAAAAGCTGCTCCTATGGAGAAGTCTGACGCTGAAGGTTCTGACCCTAAAGAACATGGTAAAGCTGGTGAAATTAAACCAGATGACGAAGGCAAATTGAAAGAGCCGGGTAACATGAGCTTTAAGAAAGACGAAGACGAAGAAGAAGAAGAAGCTAAGAAAGATGACGACGAAGAAGCAGCTAAAAAAGATGACGAAGATGCGGCATACGCTGATTGTCAAGCTAAAGCTGATTCTGTGTATTCTGCTTTCGGTAAATCTGCTTCCCGTCCTTTATCTGGCGAAAGTTTAACCGCTTATCGCAAGCGTATGGTTCGTGGTTTGCAAGCTCATAGCGATGAAATGAAAAACGTAAACATTAACTCTATCAAAGACGAAGCTATGCTTTCAGTCGTTGAAAAGCGTGTTTATGCTGACGCTATTGCGGCATCCCGTGGCACAGGTGCAATTGCCAAAGGTCAATTGATCGAACTGCACAAAAAAGACCGCGCTGGTCGTACCATCACTGAGTTCCGTGGTGATATGGAAGCATGGTTAGGTGACTTCAAACTCCCAGCACATCGGGTTATGAAGTTTAATACTGAAAATACAAAGCGATAAGGAATAAGCCATGTCCGCACAAATCTCATTAAACCCAATGGCAACAACCAATGCTGCTGGTCTATTTTCGACCAATAGCGCTGGTTTTACCCAAGGCGATGCACAAGACGATCCAGCAATTAAGTTTCAACTCGTTGGTGGTGTTCTTTCAACTGCTGCAACGACTCCTTTATGGGGTGGCGTTCCAATTGCTGAAACAATTCCTACAGCACAAACTGGCTTTTACGCTGGTGATACACAGCCCGGTACAGACACATTAGGTTCTACTCTTGTTCAAGCAACTGCTTCTATTGCCCCAACAGGTATTTCCGTGTTTAACCAAGCATTCCAAGGTATTACTACTCCACAAAGCAACGCACCTTTGTATTCACCCGGCATGAGCGCAAACTTCTATCGTTTCGGTAGCGGTGCGCGTATTCCATTGCCTTGCGATGCAAGCGTTGTAGCTTTAGCAGGTTCTTCAATTGTTGAAACTGTCTATTGGGACGTAGTAAATTTCCGTTTAACAACAACCGCAACTGATAATTTTGCTGTTCCTTGCAAAATCCTTCGTATTAGCACATCTGGTAACAAGATTGTTAATTATGATGGAATGACAGGAAACGCAAATTGGTCTAATACCATTGTTGGTGGCTCTACTTCTGCTCCTGTAGCAGTTGTTCAAATCTAAGAAAGGAACTAGATCATGTCAGGTTTCGCACCCTCGTATGTAACAGTAAACCCACACCACATGATGCCTGAGCTAATCATGCAATATAGCTTAGCGTCTGGTGCGTTTACAACTCTGGCAACAGAGAATCCAATGCCACGCCTCGGCGAGGCTGACCTTTATGTTTACGCTAAAAAGGTTCAGTTGACGACCCAAGTATCAGCTAATCAATCGACGGCTAACCAGTTGCCTAGCGCATCTGTTATCCCTTCAATGATTAGTACCGCTACTTATCGTCTGCAAACCCGCGCTCAGTATGACAACTTCGATGAAGCTGCTACTGGTGCTTGGGGCTATGCACTCCCAGAAGCTCTCCGTTTAGCTGCCCGTCAAGGTATTGCTCAACAGTTGCGTAATGCTCTTCTCTATGGCTATAACCCAGCCAACGGCGAAGGCTTGCTAAATACTGCTGGCGCTACCCGCGTGAACTTAGGTTCAGACAGCAACGGTAACACTGGCTATAGCACATGGGATTCAGGTCAATTGGCTCAATTCTTGTTGAACTTGATTGGTAACCTTAAAACTACCACTCTCCAAATTGGTCAACCATTGCGTTTAGTATTCCTTGCTCCACAACGCTTCATTCAACAAATCTCTTACGGTGGCATCGTGTCCTTGACACAATTCCAACGTATCGGCGCTGGTGTAGAAACTGCCGCTGGATTGGTTGAAACTGTTGCTGCATGGGCAGGTGGTGATGACGTGTCTTTCGCTGCTGATGACACACTCATTGGTCAAGGTTACGGCGGTACTGATGCAATCATCTTGGTTGCTCCAGAACTGAAGATTCCACGCGCTAATGCACAAATCAACACCAACGTATTTGCAACATTGACTCCGAATCAAACAGCAACTACATTGATGCTTTGCGACGTAGCTGCACCTACTGAAATTCCTACTCCATTGCCAGACGGCGGTATTACTACCCTCTACACAATGCGTTCGACTTCCGGTTGGGGCATTCGTCCAGAAGGCATGACTGTATTGTCTGCGGCTTATTAAAATCCCGTGAAGATTTTAACCACCCTTCGGGGTGGTTTTTTGTTATAGTATCAAGACCTCGTGTGATGCCGAGATGCTTTATATGACAGGGCTGGGGGTTTAAAAAACCCCGCATCATCAGCCCTGTCACCCTGAATTAGAGGAAAATCATGGAACTATTTATCGCAAATTGCAGTAAACAGGACTTTTTATTTACTTATATGTTGCCTGAAAATCCAAGACCGTTTAGTCATAAAATACGGGCTGGAGCGCAAATTAAGCTAAATCAAAGCCAAATTGAAGTAGATACTGTTATCAAACAGCATGAACTTTATGGAATGATGGAAGCAACTAAAGTCAAAAAAGGCTTTGGCGGTCTTTGTTATCGTATTGCCAAACCTATTAGCGTAGAAGCTATTGAAGCGGGAATTGGTCAATCAGATCAGGAAAACATTGATAGAGCGCAACAAGCCCGAAGCATTACGGCTGCGGCTCAAGATCAAATCATTTCTCTTAAAGCTCAAGAAATGGGTATTAAGCAAAAAGGCGGTATTGAGTTTGAAATTACGGAAGATAAAAAAAACGCGGCTGACCAAGAAACAAAATTTGACCAAAAAATTGAAGTAATTCACGAAGGTGAAGGTCAAAAAGGTCGCGGTAGACCAAGAAAGTCGTAATAACCAACCCCTTCGGGGGTTTTTTGATTTAGAATATAGAAAATATTTCTAGGATAGTTCTATGGCTAGTCCAATCGCAAGCACCCCGACTTTAGACGGATTTATCGCATGGGCGCAAGCCGTGATGGGAATACCTACAACGGCTATGTCCCCAACAGATCCCGGCTGGAATTATGCTTTTAGCATAGCTAAAGACATTGTGCCTACCGATTTT